ATCTAACGTTTCCAGTATCAAAGTCACCTTCCATAGCAGTTTTAATAGCTGCTCTTACAAAGTACTTCATACCATTAGGCACGTCAGTTGTAATGTAGAACGCATCAGTATCAGTTAAGAAGTTGTTCACCACATAACCTTGTGGGATCATTCCCATGTTATTGATTGCGTTGATATCATTATCAGCTGTTCCTACTCTACCTTGAGACTTCATCAATCTCTCAGCTGTAAATTGAAGCTCAGAAGGGATGATCATTTTCATTCCTCTAGCAGCAATTTTTAGACCTCTTTCGTCAGTCATCGCAGCGATGTCAATTAAACATTGCTCCAATGAAGTTTCGTTAAGGTCAGCTTGAGTAGCTAAAGTGTTTGCTACAGTACCAGCAATTGTTGGGTGCGAAGTACTGAATAGGTTTTCACCATCACCAGAAGTGAAAGCTCCTGTTGCAACACCTGGTAGACCATTGATTAATGGGCTAACAGCTTTAACTTGTTTTGTGTTCGCCATAGATCTAGCTAATGCTTTAGTATATCTACTAGCAAGTCTGTCATACAAGTTATCTTCAATCGCTTCTTCAGTGATTGAAAACGCTAAAGCTACAGTCTCGTGAGTGTATCTAGCAGTGTAAGTCTCTTGAGCATTGTCAAAAGCTACGCCAGCACCCTCAGACTTAGTCTGTGCTTGAGCAAAACCTGATAACATAACTTCTTCTTCAAACGCTCTGTCTGAAGATTCAGTAGTGTATATTTCAGCATGCTGATTCTCATAACGTTTATATTCCAGACCGAATAGAGCATTCAAACCTGGTTCTAGTTCTTTAACTAGTTGTCCTCTACTTATCGCCATAGTTTTATCTCCTTATTAGATTCCGTCTGTCGACTTAAGTTGATGTTCATTGATCATAGTAACAAAGTTTACGTTCGCTGAACCTAAATCATTGTTGTCTGGATCTTTAGAAACAGCAATTACTCTCAATTGAAGTGTTGAAGTATTCGCTAAAGTCGAATCATTCAATACCGCTTTTGATACATAGTTTGCTGAATCTCCCGCACCTAATGCGATATCCGCGTTCAAAAATACATCAGTTTGTGCCGAAGCAGCTGTGTTATTTGACTGGATCTCGAATCTTTCATACGGATCATCAGCTACGAAAGCAACGATATCACTAGCTGCATTGCTGCCAGCATAATGATTTGCCCACGTAGGTTTTTTAGTTGTTGAATCAGTGTAGAATACACCGTTTAAGGAACCTAAGATTGCTCCGCCTGCTGCACCTTGATCAATTGTTCCTGCCGCAGTTGCTTTAACTGGGTCTTGGAAATAGATCGTAGTACTGTCATTAGCAGCAATACTATATTCACTTAAACCTTGGTTGTCTCTATTCTGTCCAACTTTTCCAATCGGTCTTAGACCGAATGCAGCATCTTTATTTGCCATAGTAGTTGTCCTCCTTAGACATAGTTAGTTTAAGTGTACTCTGTTGGATAGGAATCGTTAAAAAATTAACTTTTCTTTGTACCACCAAAAGTTACACGAGTCTGCCTATCAATATTGATTGGCATACTAGGGTGCTGTTCCTTCATAAGATCGTTATCTACTGCTTCAACGTTTTCCTGAGCTTGTTTTTTATAATAGTCAGATCGTTGTTGCGCAATCTCTTCCGGTACCCTTGCCAGCACAAGGCCACCAACTCCGATTACTCCCTTATATTTGCCGTCTTCTACTTGTGGAAAATCAGCATCTGGATATTCATCAGATCTAACTAATTCATATCCTGATCTTATTCTTCCAGCTACATTTTTTGTATCTTGGAAGCCTAAGCTTTCTGCTCTTATCCATCTATGTACAAAACCTGTTGGCGCAGGGGGTGCATCTAAAGATGATGGTGGAGTCCAAACTTTTGGTTTAGAAGTTTTTTCTCTAGTTTGGCTCGCACGCGAGGTTCTTATATCGTTATCGTTTTCCATATGCTTATACCTCCTTCGTGATATTTAATTGTTTCGCATATTCTTCAAGTGGCACACCTAATTTTTTAGCGATTGCTACCTGTGATGGTGTGAGCTTCACAGTTCTGCGACCAGTTTTTGTACTTCTTTTTGCAGATGCAACTGTCTGTACTGGCTTGGCCGTTTCCGTAACCTCTCTTGTAGCAAATTTATGAGGAAA